GTTGTTTTTATCAAATTCCTTTTCGTGTGGCTCGGCTAAGACACAAAGCCCATCTATCGAAATAGTAGCGCCATTTTTAGCATCACCCCAGCCCTTTGCGGCCATCTTTCTTAGTTTATCGGGGGAAAAATTGAATTTAAACCCAATAGGGCCACCTTTTATGTCAGTCTGGTCGCAAAAAGCAACAGAGTTTGGCTGGATAACTTCAGCCGATCCGTCTGCTGTTGGTTGTACAAGGGTTCCCCCATAATCAAGATCACTGAGAGTAATATCATCAAATACCGTGTCGAGATTATGCTTTTTTACAAAAACTTCATCGTGAAATTTCTTTAGTAGGAATGAAAGTACTCTACCCGTTTCATTTTCAATGAAAAATACGACATCTTTAACCTCAATATCCTCCGACCACTTAGCGAGGTTGCGAAGTGGCTTCATAATTACCTTAAAGGCGCGCATCCAATCGTTTTCTCCAGTATAGAACTGGCCGTTCATTAGATGGAATATGAGTTGTACATGGTCTCTAAAGTTCCAAAACCAATTGTCCCCAACCTGTATTTGATCAGTCTGAAAAGAGTTCTCTTGCTCCTTTATGTAGTCGTAAATACTAGGTTGAGACATAATGTTATAGATCAAATCGCATAACTACGTTCTTAAGGGCAATAGCTCGCATAGTTTCTGAACCATTGAAGAGTTGGAAAATGATTCGTGGCTGGAAAATCTTTTCCTGAATCATATCTTCATGTTTAAGAGTCAAAATAGCTATTCCTTTTGTATTACCAAGGTTTAGGCCCAAAATGGCATCACTTGGAGTGGCACCTACAGCGGTAAATAACTTACCCATTATTTTGATAGTTGCCGTATAGGGTGAAGCAATGGCCTTATTTGTAGCCATTTTTACAGCTTTTTTAGTTCCTTTTACAGCTTTTTTCTTAGTAGTTGCCATTACATTAGGTCTTTAGCACTGAAAAATGTTCTTCCAAACTTACCATCGGGTGACATAACGGTTTTACCAACCGATTTCTCTAAAGCCTCAAAACCCTGTGGTTCGTCAACAATCCTTCCAGCGAATTTCAAATCAACTTCCTTAGCGATACGGAGCCTTTCTTCATTGCAGGGAACGCAAAGATAAGGGTCGGGGTCATTACTTTCGTACTGAGCTAGACATTTGATACAGGAGAGTTTATACATAGGAATTTAAATTAAAACACCGACCCCTTGAGTGAGTCGGTTAGATTCCTAAAAAATAAGCACTACTTTATTCTTTAGGAAGCTAGCTAACCCTCCCAAGTTGTAGTGCTTTATTTAGTTTTGCCCGAATTATATCATAGTATTTATTTTAACCAAGGAAATACCTGTGTATAACTCGGTATGAGTCTATAGTTTTCAGTTATTTCTTCTCCTTTCTTAATATCCCTCAAACAAACATTATTCTTGGCATCATAATTAGGGTCGTCTGAGTGGTTAAGGTAGGCAGACATAAGAGCGTAGGGATAANNGTATCATCTCTCGTATTTCTGGCTTTAATTTCTTGAACTTAGCGTAAGGGACATCAAACATAGCGGGTAGCCCGTCAGCATCTAATTTCTCGTCTTTTTTAAGATCTCGCATGGCGAAGACCCCCACTCCATGAATAGGAGAGGGTGCTAGCCGTATCTTAGCTATGTTGTTGAGGGCTTCTATAGCCTCCTTAATTTTTGCTTCCTTCTGTTTCTTTGTTATTTTCTTCATGTTGTATTTTTCTTACTTCAAACATCATAGCGTGTATTTTTTTCCATTCTAAATACTGCTTGAGACTTTTAAAACCTAACCGTTTCATTGCATCTTGCCTTTTTTGTCTCCTTTCATTGCACCACGCACAGGTCACATAGCTTTTGACTGTTTTATGTTGGTGGTCTGACTTGATTATCTCTGCCAATTCTTTCTCTACCTCTTCAAATCGTTTTGGGTCTTTGAGAGAATTGCTTAGTCCTTTAAATAAAGGGTTTTTCTTTAATTTCATACTTTTCTTATTAAATTCTCTGCTTCTATGTACGAAATACCACACCCATAAATCGGGGAGGAAAGGTCTCTGGCTATTCTGAATAGGAAGTCTTTATGATACTTAGTCCTCATGTTAGCCTTAAAGAAAATATACTGTTCTCGGTATGCCTCAAGTTCTTGCTCGAAGCGAAACTTTGGATCACTGATATATCTATTCCACCAATCATGAGGATTTTTCTGTTGTCTTTGGTGTACTTTTTCATGAGCCAATAAGAACTGGTCTATATCTTTTTCTTGCAAATCTTGGATAAAAAGAGTGTCACCAAATGTGAAAACTGTCCTCTCATTTGGTTTTAGTCCTGCTTCAATAAGCTTGTTATAAATTGGTGGTTTCCCTTGTACTAATTTCATAGAGCAATATTACGTTTCTTCTTCTTATCTTTTTTAACAACGTGCTTACACGTCTTCCAGCCTTCTCTACAGCACTGGGGAATCTGAATGATGATAGTATTATTTTCCATATTATACCGCAATATTACTCTTCTGCCTAGGTGGAGCACTAATAATCAGGTCACTTGTCTTGTTGTGAAGTGAGGCAATGCCATAGCTTACGGCATCCATAGCGTGACTCCATGTATGGTTAGGCTCATTCTTAGGATTTCCGTCCTTATCCTCTGCCCAACAGTAGTTTTCATAGGACTCCCAAACCTTATCGCTTCTCCTTGTGACATAAATCTTCTTTTGAGCCGTGATCTTAATTCTGAAAGAAACGCTATCCTTACCTTTTTCAGCCCCCCTTACAATAACCCCATATTTATTCATCTCCGCAATACTCTTAGGTTCGGCACTATCTGCAATAGTGATTTCTTTACCGACCTTTTTTATTTCTCCAGCCAAGAATTCATTACTTAATTCTGTCCCATAGGCTACTTGGTCAATAATGTAAGAACCATTCCAGTAGTAGATAGCTACAGCACAAGCGGGATCAGGGAACCAGCCAAAGTCTAGCCCAAAACGCACAAGTCTAGCCTCCATAGGAATAGAGTCAATTTGTTGCCAGCCGGTATAAATCTTCCCTCTAGCTTCTTCGGGAGATAGTCCTTGAATTACTTGGTAGTAGTACGAAGGATTGAAATGCTTGTAATTCTCATAGCGTTCGATAGTGTTTTTGTCCAAATTAGGCTCATTCTCTCGCCATGTTCCACTGATATAGATAACGTCTTTTGCTTCTTCCTTTAAACTAGGGACATAAAACCCCTGTATTTCCGAAGGAGTGAGATTAAACCATTTCTTTAGTATCCAATGGTTTTTAGGTGGTGTATTGAGAGACAGGATAATGCGTATTCTCCCCTTTACAGTACGAAGGGTATCATCAAGCGTTCTAAACTCATTCCCCCCTATTTCTTCGGCTTCTTCTGCCCAAATGTAGTTATAGCCCGCTAAAGACTTGAGACGAGCGGTAAGTGAACCACTAGAGGCACGAAAACCATGTGCTCTAAGGCTGTTCTTTCCATGTTGAATAAACATGTCATTATCGGTAATACGAAAAGACTCCTCAATGCCTTTTTCCTGGACTCTATCCATTATTTCACCCCAACAAGAAGCCCGTATATCCTCACGAGTAGCACGCATAATAGCTCCACGAGTGTATTCCTTTGAGAGAAGCTGTGAAACAGAGTAGCGTGAAGCCGTACCTGATCGGCCATTACCACGCCCTCCCATTATGATGGCATAGCGCCAATTAGTATTTTGCCACAAAGGGGCATGTGTTCTATGGACCTCAAAATCTATATCCATTTTAGTCTCTAATCTTAATGGTTACCCCCTGTATATCTAGAGTAAGTTTATTTTCAACACGCTTCTTAACTGCATTATATTCTTTGATTGCTCCAAGTTTGGTCTTTAAGTCAGCATGTTGATTGATTAGGAATAAGTGCTGTTTGTCCACATTAGTATCGTTAAACCCCCCTTCTTCTAAAAGTGAGTTGATACGCTCTATAACCTTAACCTTGCTTAATTCCTTAGACGCCAAGACACAAGCTGTATCATATTTCATGGGACGTTTCTTTTCTTTATGAAATTGATCTCCAAAAGTAGCAAGATAGCACTGTACGCCATTACCAAATAGCTCTCTATCTGCGTTTACATAGAG